CGAAACCATCATTTTTTTATAATCGGCTTTTGCAGCCATTAGAATGCTACCTGACATTTGCTATTCGGATTTTTTAGCTTCAAGAACTTCTTTGATGAGTACCGCCTTTGTGGCTTTATCATCATACACTATTTGATGAGAATCAGCATAAATCTTGATCTCATCTTTCGTGATGGAATCCAACTGATTTGCATCCAGAGAACCCTCTTCAAAAGCGATAGCGAAAGCTTCTTTTGTTTTGGCTTCTTCTTTTGCTTTGGCATCTGAATTTCCAACTTCTACAATGAACTTTCCTTTTAAAAGTTCTGCTGCATTTCTCTGAAGTTCAGATTCACTCACAACATCCCCGGCTTTCGCCAGTTTGTTGTTTTTAAGTGAAATCTGAATTACTTTTACTTTAAATTTTCTTTGTGACATAATTAAAGTTTTAAGATTACGCTAATACCTTAGCAGTCCACACTCTGTCTACACTAAACGGAACCGCAAGTGATGCGGATAAAATTTCAAAGATGTGAGCTGCGTGTTGATCATCAACATAGTTGTTGATGTAATACTCTGCTGCTACCTGGCTAATCCATTTAGGGAATTCGGCATTGGATTTATCCCTGATGATTGCAGGCACACCCGCGTGGGCTTGTTTACCAATGAAATCACGTGGTAAAAGAACCACATTCTTATCATCTATATAGCCTGAGTAAGACTCGTCATCATTTTCATAGAAATCGTCATAAGACCAAAGATCTACATTCCCATTTTTAAGCGATAATCTTCCGTGGAAGTTCAAGCCGGTGGCATCTTCAAATTTGGTAGTTCCAATATCCAGCACTTTAATGTGACGCAGGTCTGCTGATTCGACTATTTTGGCGTTACTCATAAACGCTCCAACTACAGAGGCTCCCATAATAAGATCGTAAGATCTGGATGCGGATTTCCCTTCCTGGCGAATGAATTTAATACCTTCTTCAATATCTGTGATTGGATTTGCAGCGCCACTCCAAGGAGTTCCCGAGAGATCTACAATAGAGTCTGCTTTTCTCCTGAAATCGACATTGTCCCCATTGTTCATAGTCACAATACCGGTTTGAAGTGCCTGAGACCTTTGAAGTTCTTTAGAACGATCAATTTTTTCCTTCAGTGCGCCTAATTTCTCATCAGCCTGACTGAGCATATTTACATACTCATTTTCTCCGGGCTGCATATTTTGGCCGAAAGTTCGCTCGTACACATCAAGTGCAGCAAGATCAAATTTTTCCTTATAAAAAGGGGGAACATAAATTTTCTCAGTTCCCTTCCCAAATTCATTGAGGTTTCCGGAGGTTCCACGCTTTACATCTGCGGCAATTAATGCCCGATTTCTTCGAACTTCTATACTTACCTGTTTTGAATTGGTAGTAGTAGAAGGGAACCATACAGATAAACCTAGCTTTGGAGCTACTTTATCTGAAAATCTACCAATTATTTGCTTGGTAATATTCGATTGGTGTTGATTAAGTGTAATTGCCATTTTAGTTGTCGTATTTAGTGTTCTGAACAGAAGATTCCAATTGGAAGCCCTGACCGTTAAGATTATCTCTAAGGGTTTTGGCTTTTGTGGCAGCAACTGTATCTAACGTTACAGTACCAGGGAAAGACAATTTAGATTCATCAATTCCTCCATCAATTCCATAATTGATAGCTAAAGATCCACCAATAGCAAGAGTTACCTCTTCTTCAATGAAAACAATACCAATTACATTATCTATAGTAGCATCATCAACCGCAGGAGTTACCTGGCCCGGTGTCGCTATATCTCTTACAACCAGTGATCCGGGTTTTAAGATTAATTCTGCTCCGGTGGTGTTTTTAAAAACAGCCTCCTGAAAGTGATTGTCAAACAAGAAAATATGCAAACCACTGATAAAATCGGCAATGCTTTGGTTTCCTGTAGCGTTTCTTTGAATAATTCCTGACATAATTACAATGATTTTAGTTTCTCATTAACTCTTGCATTGAACTGATCAAGTTCACTCTCAACCTCAGCTTCAGGACTTCCTGATTCTGGAGTTGCAACTTCTTCTGCTGAATCTGCTTCGATATTTTCAACGTGTTTGTTTGAGAAGGCTTTGATCATAAGCTCTTCACGATCTCCGGAAGAAATATCTTCCCCGGTTTTAATACCGCTTTGCACTTTTTCAAGGTCGGCATTAGCGTGTGCCATCCAAGCCTGTGTGCGGCTTGCTTCAGATTTCACCCCTGCACCAAAAACTGATTGATAGGTTTCCGGGTGATCCTGCTTTAACTGTTCTGCTGTCATAACATTATCTTTATTAATTGGATTAATCCCCTTTACTTGTGATGCCGGGGTAGGCATTTCTTTTATATCATTTTCAATCATCTGAACTACCTCAGCCATTGATTTTATTCCATCTATATAAGTTCCAACGGCATCTTTAGCGAAAACCGCTCTTCCTGTGTCAAATCCGGTATTTTTAAGAACCGGTCTGTTTGATTCTATAAGGCCTAAGAATCTTTCATTAATTGGATTCAAAAGCTCATCATAGATCAGCTTATAATTATCATTATTTAAGGCTTCTTCAATTGGTCCATTTTTTTCAACAGATTTAGAAGCATATAGGCGAATGTGTTTTATTCCATCCACTTCTGTATTTGCCGCGCGACCTTCAAATTGGATCATCGTGCCGCAAGAACCTACAAAACTCATTTCTGATTCTGCATAAATGCTCCTGCAAGCAGACATAATTCCATACATTGCAGAACACGCCAGTCCGGCTTTCTTTACGAGGCCATAAACGGGTTTTGATTTATCAATTTCATTGATAGTGTCTGTCATAATCTCTACAGCGTGGGAAGATCCACCGGAACTGTTCCCAAGTAATAAGAATGAATTTATACGATCATCTGCAGCCATTTTATGCATAATCCCGGATACCTGATCCATTCCCATACTGGACTGGCCACCGTTAACGGTGATGGGACCATCTACATTGATGATTCCTATTCCTGAAAATTTATCTGAGTTCTCTAATTGTCCAGGGCTCCAAGAGTTTCCGTATGGACGGTCAATTAGTCTGGTTTCGTTTAAAACGAAAATACCAGGGGTGTTGCTCTTTACTTCCGGGACCTCCAATTTAGACTGATTGTCTAAAATAGAAAGCAGAGACGGAAGCGTCTCCATGTCTGTATGCCATGCAGCCGCTCCGTAAATCTCTCTTGCTAAACCAAAATTCATAATGTAAAACCTATGATTCAAATATAATAAATGTGAATGAAATTTTTATTTAGCCTATTTATCTGAATTTCAATTAATTATAATTATAATTTAAGTTACTAACTTATAATTTCGACGAATTCAGACCAGCTAAGGTTGTTTTTAATATTTTTGTCATTCTTTTTGTACATATCCATCATAATATAAGTCAAGGCGTGATTGTAGATCTTGACATCCCAAAAGTGGTTTTGCACCTGGGAATTTCTTTTTTCCCATTTAAAGCCTACAATCTTACCACTGTTTGGTGTCTTCAATGCGATGTTCACTCTCAAATTGAGAAAAATAGCCTGCCATCGTATATTTTCCGTCTGTAGGTTGTGGAAAATTCATAAATCCCGGAGGCATATGTTCATCATTCCCTTTTTGAAGTTTCATAAAGGCCGCCATTTCATCTTTTAATTCATTCGATTGTAAGATATACAGAAAACTTTCCTTCCTGGACTGCCTAACCCGTGGGGTATCTTTTTGAGTGGTCCTGAAATCCTTTTCGGCTTCACCTTTGATTCCAACTACCAGAAGATCATCATTCCGATCAATAAAATCGTTGCATAAATTTGTACAAAATCCTGTATCTACACCTGAAATGGTGATATTTCGGGTGTTTCCATTCTCACAATACCATTCTTTTTCTAAAAGAAACCGAAGCTCCGGCCAGATGCTGTTTGGCATATTGTGATTTGCGGTCCAACGTTCACGATCTAAATCCTGTTCTTTTTCTTTCCTGGTCTTGTCACGGTCCCTTTTAAAAGTTCCGATGCTGCCCTGATCTACAGAGTAAGTAACCCCGGTGGAGGAATGCGCCACCACCTCCCAATCTAAACGCACATCTTCTTGGCCAGATTCCATAATTCCGTTAAGGTCACAGGCTAAAGTAAGCAGCACAATGTCTCCGTTGCCATCTTCTTCACAGGTAATATCCGGCACGGTTGCGGGGAGATAAGACCTGGTATTTTTCATTAATTCTGTCACCCGTGGAGATTCCCCGGTCTCGACCCAAGTTTGGCCCAGGCGAATGTTCATAAAAGTTTTTAATTTATCGAGATCCTTGGGAGCATTTTGCGGATTCGCCTCGATCCATTCATAAACCAGATCTATCCAGCTGGTAAATCCGGGAGGAATAATTAGGGCATTCATATAGTAACTTCTGAAATAAGGCCGGGCAGGGACCGCTGTAGGAATCCATTTTCCGGCAAGATTGAGTTGATGTTTATCCCTATCGTGAATTTTCCCGCCACATTGTTGACATTGGTAATGCACAGAGCTTTCATCCAGCTTTCCATCTTCCAAAATTTCATATTTAATGCCCGCAAATTTATTTTTTCCAACCTCAACACGCCATTCTACGGGAATGAATTTTTCACAATGTGGACATTTCCAATGCCATTTGCGCTGATCTCCCAACTCATACACCGGCTCTATATTGGATGTTTGCTTTACCGCAGGGGTTGAAATATAAAATATTTTCGCCATATTACCGAAAGAAGTGGCACGACCTTCTACCAGTTTGCGAATTGATCCCTCATCTTTATCCTTGGTGGGAGCCGCTTCCCAATCATCTGCAAAAATATACTTTACAGAAAACTGCCTCATCTTATCGGCATTTTGAGTTCCCTCAACAATTAACTGACCGCCCGCAAATTCCTTAGAGAAATCTGTATTTCCCGTGCGTTGGTTTTTTTTCCTGATCACATTTGGCCGGAGCAGGTGAGCCATTCCCGCATTTTGAATCATAGGATCTAAACGTGTGCGCACGGAGTTTTTTGCCAACTCCTTATCTCCTGCCATAAACAGCACATTGTTTGGAGCTTCGGAAATGATATAACACAGCGCGGGCATAATTACCCCCATGGTAAATCCACTTTGCGCACACTTCATCACTGATGCCATTTGCACGGGTGAATCTGGGGAGAGACAGTCTATAATTTCACGGGAGTAGGGGGAAACATCATATTTGAACGGTCCCTGATACCTGGACATATCTGAGGTGAGATATATATTATTCTCTGCCCATTTGGAGGGTTTATCTTTTATGGTTTTGAATCTGAAAATCTTTTCGTGGATATCCAGATAGGTTCTTTCGAGTATTTGGGATGGTTCTGTCATTCTGATTTATTATCTCTAAAATTAAAAACTTGATATTTTCCATTTATCCTTCTTATAACCGATTTTAAAATATTTAGCTCGCCTAATAAATTTCTTTCTTTAAAAATTTCAGCGTGTTTTATTACTTCCATATTTCTTTCTTGATCACAATAAATCAGACCCCATTTTTCGGGCAATTCTCTTTCTTTAATTAAATTGGTTGGACATAGATAGTATCTAGTGGCACCTATTCCGTTAGCCTGACCATTTCTGTAAGGTTTTTTAAAATCTGCTTTAAAATCACTTCTTGAAACCTTAACCTCGATCATTACATTATGAGAGCCTTTAATTCCAAATATATCCGGTTGTTCAACACATGCAGAGACAAACTCAACTAAAACGAATTCACTTCTCAATTGCCATCCACAGCTGCTTCTCAAATATTTTGCTCCAACCTCACACAATTCCCGATGTGTCAATTTTTTTGGTTTTATTTTAAAATCTAGCTCCATAATTTAGTTTATTGTTTTGCATTTTATTCCTCTGAAGAAACAATGTTGGTTGCTATAAATTTATTTAACTTGATTTGGAGTTCAATAAGTGCATTTTTAGTAAAGAAATGTTTCTTGGCGTTGGTTACAAAAACATAACTGGCATTGTGATATTCCTTTTTTTCTCTTAATGTGACTTCTCTTATTATCATAGTTTTTTGGTTTTTTTTTACTGAAGCAGGAAAAGCGATATATCAGCAATAANATATACACGACATGTCGTTTATCCTTATGTTAGCGGTCAGGCTAAAAGAACTATTTCTTCCTTAACATCTTCCCAGTATTTTATTTTAGATAGAGTGTGATTTGCACAACCTAATATTTCTGCGTCATTAAAAGTATCCCACATAATATTAAGCTGATCTATAATTTCATCAACTGTAATTTCAGCCACCTTTTTGGCTTGCGCTAAAATCTGTTCAGGATATTC